TTTAACTTTTTTAGTTTCACCATTACTTTCTCTTGTAACAACATTGCCAATGGATATAGCATCTGAACCTGAGCCAATAACCATATCAATTTGATTAGTGTCTTCTAAAAATGCCGCTCTTTCAGCAGGATATGTTGTAAAAACTGTTGATGTACCTGCTAATGTTATTTTTGACCCTGAGTTAGAACTTTCTAAAACTGTATCTCTACTTAAAGTTGTTCCACTATGAGTATAAGTACCAATACCAACTTCAAAATTATTACCAGATTTTATTGCATAATATGTCTGATTTCCATCACCAATAACTGAAAACGCTTGAAAACCAGCATCTGCTGATCCAAGCGTAATTGTTCCTGTACCAGTGGTAGTGGTTGAAACCTTTACCCTATCTTTAACAACTATTGCCATCAATAGTACTCCTTACAACGAATATTTTTTAGGCAGAGTTAAACTATTCTTAAACTATTCTAATTATAGCATTAGTTGCATCTGGAGTAGGAAATTGAATTGTAAAATCTCCACTTGTTGAACTTTTATCAGAACCAAAATCTAAAACTGCAACAGCAGTATCTGAATTAGTATCATTAAAAATTAATGCACCTCTTGCTGTAATTGTTGAGCTACTCCATGTAACATTATCAAAATCAACAAATGCAGTTGTACCACCTGTTGTTGGGGTTACATTAGTAAGAAGTTTACCTTTAGCAGTATAACCTGTACCACTTGCTTCATTAGATGTGGTATATGCAGTTGTAGAAGCATCTAAACTAGCTGAACTTGTATATAAAGCTATGTTAAATGAGTTACCTCCTGCACCACTTGTTTTAAAATTATGCCCACCTTCTAATAGTTCTTTTTTAAAAGATGTGCACATTGCTTGAGTAATTGCCATTACATTCTCCTAATTATATCAGAGCCACATTTATGACCCTCTTTTTCTAAAGTATATACTAATGTAGTTCTGTCAGATTGAACAGCTTTTTTCATATAATCAAGAACAACAGTATATATAGTGTTTTTAAACTCTTTTGCTTGTTGTTGCAACACAGGATCAACATTATCTGAGTATTGTATAATTTTATGTGTTGCTTTTTCTGCCCAATACTCTATTGAATGTCCTGAATTTTCTGTTGTATCAACAATAACATTTCCTAATGACATTTCTGTATTTACTGTAATTGACATTTTGTCTCCTTTATTCTACTGCCTGTCTTGGTTGACCATATCTATAGCTATCTTGCATACTTTTTCCTGCTGATTCGTTTCTTAGTCTTGCCAATGCTTCTTGATATTGACCTTCATATAACTGTTGCATATCAGGTTCACCTTTTAAAAATAAATTTGCTTGTACCATACTGCCGTATAATAAACATTCAGGAGCATTAGTTCCTAACCATGTTTCACCTCCTGCAACTTCAGTTATTGATGGAGGGCTATAAAAATAATGTAATTCTGTTGTATAACCGCTTGTAGGTGTAGGAGCTAACATAAAAGTATCATCATCAAACAAAGCATAGTATTTTGGTTCTCCTTCTACTGATGCATTAGGATATGCTTCTCTTAAAAAAGCTACTTCTTTTAACAATAAAAAAGATTGTTTAGATATTGAGTTCCTGCTGACATTTGACCTTCTACATTTTTTCTAAAATTTGGTAATTGACAAGTTCTTAATATTCTATCTTCTGCACTTCTTATAAAATTATCAATATTGTTATTAAAGGTAGTTTCATTTGTATTAGCATAATCTTTAATTGCTTGTGTTAATGTGGTGTAAGTAAATGACATAATCTAACTCGTTACTATTGTTACAGAACCTATTGCTCCGTTAATTATTAAATTTCCTCCTCCCCCACCATTTCCATTACCTACAGGATCAAAAGCTGTCATTTTTCTACTTTCTTCTAAATTTTGATCAGGTCTAGCAAATGGTAATGCTTGTGCATCAATAAACTTATATCTTCCTTGAAAATTTTGACCTTGATCTTTATCCCATACATCTTTTCCAACTAAAAATCCTGTTTTATTACCACCAACAAATTCTTGTTTTAAATCTTTTAATTTATAACGAAAACCTGTTCTGTCACAAAATCCAAAAGCGTGTTTTCCTGTAGCGTATTTAGGCATTATTCACCATAACTATAACTATAAGGAACAAATTGAAATGATGCTTTTACTCTATCTTCTTGAGCAGCTAAATCAAATTGTTCTATGTAATAATCTCTTAACATAACAGCTCTATCTGCAAGTTCTGGTTTTTTCATTGCTATATGAAAAGCAAGACCTGCAATAAGAGCGGGTAAAAATCTAACAGGTACATCAGCATTATTACTTGCTGTATCACCTACATCAAAAATTCTTCTTAAATAATAGTATACAAAAGTATATGTCTCTGCACCATCAGGTACGGGCCAAAAGTTAATAACAGGTGCTTCTCTTTGTCTATTAATCCATATTTGAATAGGTCTGCCTTCTGTTAATTTATTTGGTAAAGTTGAATATGTAGAATTGCTTATTCTAGTTATTGGTATATCGTTTTGTTTACTAGAATCACCTGCATCGGTTCTTATAGTATATTCAATTAAATCAATTATATCCGAACCTAATGTATATTCTGAAGTACCTTGAGTTAATACTTGTGTTCCTTTTGCAACAGTCCACAAATTAATACCTCTGTTTTGCCATTCAAGACATAATAAATCTAATGATCTTCTAGCAGTACGCAGATCATAACCTGTACGCAATTCAACACCTGCTCTTTCAAATGCTTCTTCGCAAATTTCACCTATGTCTAAATTAAATGCCGATGTATTTGTTACTGCCATATTTATTCCTTGTTATTTCTTTTTATCAGAATATTTATCTAAAAGAAACAAAAGAAAGTCTCTTCCTACTTCTATATCTTTAAAACATTGTACCATATTTTGTTCAGGAGCGTTAGGATCAATTACTTGCATAATAGCTTGACCATAACTTTGTTCATCCATACCCCTGTCACGAGCATAAGTATCAAAGAATTTATATCCACGAGCACGAGCTAACCAATGTATTTTACCATTATATAACTCGTGTTGTGCTAAAGCCCATGTGTGTCGATGACCTGCTATATATAAATCAGCATCACCTTGCCATTTGGCTTTTTTCATTTGGGCATGAAGCGGATTCCATTGTGAGTGCCCAGGCATATCGTGAGCCGTATAAATTCTACATGATTTGCCGTTAGGAAAATCAAGAGATATTCTGCTTTCCCAGGGGTCATATATAGTATGTTCACTTTTCATATACTCTATAGGATCACCTGCTCCAGACCAGAGATCGTGATTGCCGCCTACTAATAATAAAAAATCAGTTTCTTTAATAAACCATTCTACGAGCTTCCATGCAGTCTCTTCACTCGTGTCTTGATGAGCATATAGGCGTGCTAAACGACCCACCCAATTGTTGCTCATATCTCCTAAACTTGCTCCTTTTATATTATCGTGAGAGTTTATAATATCTATATCTCTTCTTAATGTAACCCAATCACATCCATTATCATCAATATGAGGGTCTCCCATCCATACTATAGCTATTGGTTCATCTTTTTGTATTTTAACACTATGCCATTTAGATATTTTTCTTCTGTTTTGATATTTTACAAACCTATTTGTAAGATGATCGACATATTCAGTCATATCTTCAGATTCTTCTAAAGTTTCCTGATCTATTTGAAACATTTCAGCACTTGGTAGTTTATGCATATAATCTCTATTCCAATACTCATCGTCAGGAATATTAAATCTTTGTTTACCTGCTGATATATGTGATCTAAAAGTCGTTAAAGGCATTCCAAGCTCATGTGCAGCTTGTTTTTGACTTCCTGTAAATAGATATTGTTTTAAAGCACGAATAAGTGTGTTATCGTCTAGCTTGTGATTAGACAATTGTATAAGTGTCACCTGAACCTGCACCAACAGTAGTAAATAATACATCTCCATTAGCACCTGTTGCTTCGCTATTAGTTAAAGCAGTAAATTCTTTAAAACATATTGTATCTGACCAATCTGCTTTTAATTCAATTGCAAGATCGTTAGAATTAGCTTTCCAAAGAACCTTTACACCCATACCTACATTAGAATACCATATTTTTGATATTCCAACTCTTCTACACGCTTTACCTAATTGATTTGGTTCTAGTGTAAGACCTGTTCCACCACTATTTAAATCAATTTTTACTGCATTAGTTTCTGCTGTATTGTCAGGATTAGTAAAAACACAGATAGCTTTAGATGGTCCATCTTGAAGTTTTCTTAATTGTGCTGCCATTTACTTCTCCTTTTTATTGGATTTTACAGCTTGAACAAAACCAACTCTAGCATATTTATCTGTTGTTTTTTTAACTTTAGCTTTAGTTTTTGTTTTAGTTTTAGTTTCTTTTTCTTCTGACATTTATGTCTCCTTATTTAAATATTCCGTATGGAATAATTAAGAAAGATTATTGTTTTGAACATAAAGAACAGTAACTGTAGCAACACCTGCTGTTCCGTTACCATTAGCTCCTGTAAAATCAGCAAGAACTTCTAAATCAGTTGTTCCTACATTTGTAGCTTCAGTATCTAAAGTTCCGTGTGTTGTTCCAACAGCTTTTACATTAACAGTACCTAAAAAGGCATCTGCGTCTGCTGAAGTACCAACTGAAATTGTTGCTGCACCGCCATCATTACTTGCAGTTGTTACATTTAAAATAACATCTACAATTTGTGAATTTGCAGGAACTACTGCAACTCTTTGGTTAAGATGACTTGCACCTGTGATATCTGCTAAAATTGATTGTGACATTACTACAGAACCAACATTAGTAACATTAGTTCCTACTGTTGTACCTGTTGTATCGTTAATAGTGCCCGCTTTAATTGGACCTGAAAATGTTGTTTTACCCATGTTAATCTCCTTGTCGTTGGGTTGTCTAACCGAAGTTAGTCAAGTGATTCGTTTTTATTATCTTTAAGATACTCCAAAAAAAAGGAGGATGCAAGACATCCTCCTTTAAATGTTTTATACGCTTAAAACCTATGAAGAACCAGGGCTTCCGTATATACCTAGAGGGTCTGATACGCCAAAGCTGTATCTTTCTCTAGCACGATATCTCACATTACCTGTGTCGAAATCGCCATCCATACCTGTTTCTAATGGTGTTCTAACGAAATGCTTCATACCATTAGGTATATCAGTTAGTAAGAACCAAGCGTTAGTGTCAGTTAAATAGTGATTAACTGAGTAACCCTGTGGAACTACTCCTAATGATTTAATAGCATTAATATCGTTATCAGCAGTATTTGGTCTTAAATCGGTTGCTAGTATTCTTTGAGCAACGAACATTAGATTAGATGGTACAATAAGTTTTCTTGCACGACCTGCTACTAATAATCCTCTCTCATCAGTATAACCAGAAATATCGATTATTGCAGCTTCTAATGATGTTTCATTAAGGTCTGCAGCTGTTACAGGGCGGTTACTGTTTTTACCACCATTAACTAGTGGGTGACCATCACCTCCTGCAACACCATCACCAGTGGCAGTAAATAAATTTACACCATCTCCTGATTGATATGCGTTAGTAAATCCATTGTTTAAAGGAAATGCAGCTTTTACTTGTTTAGTATAAGCCATTGCTCTAGCTAGTGCTTTTGTGTATCTGCTTGATAGACTATCGTATAGATTGTCTTCCATAGCTTCTTCAGTAATTGCGAAACCGAGAGCAATTGTTTCGTGGTTATATCTAGCTGTAAAAGATTCTTGAGCAGAATCATAAGTCATTGCTGCTCCTTCATTTTTTACTGGTGCTTGACCAAAACCAGAAAGTTTTACTTCCTCTTCAAATGAACGATCAGAATTTTCGCTTTCATAAATTTCTGCGTGTTCTGAATCGTATCCTTCATACTCTAAACCAAACAAAGCATTTAAGCCTGGTAAGAGTTCTTTAAGCATCTGGGCTCTTGAAATTGCCATATCTTATTCCTCCTATGTACCAGTTGCGTTGTCGTATAAGTGCATTCCAGCATTGAATTTCACAATAAGATCAGTATATGCATCTCCTGCTGTGCTTTCTCCGCTTTCAACAAATCCAAGTATACGAAGTGGTAGAGTGTTAGTGGTAGCGACTGTACTAGCATCTAGTGCATTTTTACTTCTACCGATGTCTGCACTTCCTGCTGTTTGTACAACGCCTGCGTTTTTACCAAATGCATCTTTCGTTACAGCACCATCTGCTTGCATTCTGAACTCGACATTAGGATCGTCTAAGACAATCGCTTCAATATCAGAAGCAGCAATTGGTTGGTTGTAAGATTGAGCAAAGGTAAGTTGATTGGTGTTAGGGTCAGTATATCTAACTCCTAAAAAGATACCAATAGGTGTTAATGTAGCAGTTCCAGTATCTTTAGCGATAGTTGTTGT